CTGTATTCAGGATGGGGAAGACCCATCCTGTGAGCGTACTGCTCGAGTGCTGTCCTACCCTTGATATCTGTCATGACATGGTAGGTCGGCGGCCTTGTGGGCTCGAGAAAGCAGAAACATATCTTGCGACTGGTGGTGTCGATGCGGATCATTGGAGCTGGTACTCCGGGGTATTTCGACAGCGCCCGGACCAGGTTATTAGCCCGTGTTCCGGTGGATGTTGAAGTGACTGTCCACATGTCACCAGCTTCGTCAGCAACCTCACACCTTACAGGTGTTTGGCGCTGAACCGGGGTGCCGCGCGACATATTACTCGAATGTTATATCAAATGCTCTCTTTGCGATGTCCACGAAGATCGTGCTAGGATAGTCTAATAAATACACGGTTACTAGAAGTGCTCTACGTTTGTTACTCGGTAATGCCTGAATTTCTAGAAAGACAGGGTTAATACTACGGCCTAACCTAACGTCACGAATAAACCGGGATAGGGCGTCAAAAGTATTTCTACGTACTGAGCTAACCTGAAAGAAAGATTCTTCACAAATCTCGAGAGCTACCGGACGAAAAGGATGTCCAGGCAAACGAGCCACCTCTTTCACGTATTGGTACCACGGACTACGTTCTGCCTCTAATATCTCAGCGACCTGTTCAGCAGGTAAAGATTCTGCGTCAATGGGCGGTTGCAAAACGGTGCGCTCAGAATTAATTTGAAGCTGGATGTATGCGGGTCTAGGGTAGCTCAAAGATGGATAATCCCAGATCGCAACCTTGTCACCTGAGTTAAAGCCGGAACACCCGGCCGCCATAAGCTGAGCGGCTCGAGGAAAGACGTGTCCCGTGCCCTCTCTTTAACAGTAGGTGGCACTACAGAACGAACTCATGGTATGGTGTGTTGCAGGAAGTTACAATTTACGCGGTTGCGAGCAACCTACGCCCTGCCTTCAAACCCCTTGAACCAGGAGGTCAAGGAGAAGCTCGAAATACGTACACCAACGCAACTCAGCAAGAATTTAAACAACCATGGGCAAAAAGAACGCTTGATCGCTTGAAC